CGGCAGCTCCTCGATGATCTTGGCCTTGCTCAGCGCGAAGAAGATCCCGTCATCAGTCTTGATTGGCTTGGTCCAGCTCGGGCAGCCATAGACGAAGGCGAACAGCAGGGCCTGCTGAGAATTCAGCCCCCACTCAAGCGCCTTCACCTGGTTGATCGTGACGGTGTATTGCATGTCAGGCCTTCCCGACCTTTGCGGCCAATTCAAGAAAGCGATCCACGTACCAGTGAGGCTGCGTCTCGCGGGGGCATTGAGGGCTGGTGAGGTTCTTGCCGTAGGCCATGCCCTTCTCAGTCACGGACCAGAAGTCGACCATTTCCTGCTTGGAGTTTTTGCGCTGGAGAATCTTGAGGAAGCCGTGGGCCTCCAGTGCAAGGTTGAAGGCGCGGGCCGTGCTGGCGATGGCGTTATCTTTGATCAGGGCAGTGATCGCCTTGGTCGGCATCGAAGACCCGCCAGCGGCATCAGGGGCGGCGTCCACGGCGTAACCTGGGAGGAACTTGGCATCCAGGCCATTGTTGGCGGCGATCTTGGCCAGCATCAGCATTTTGCTGGATGGCGCGGGCTTCAGCGGGCGGTCGAAGCACTCAAGGATTGCCAGCTCGCCGACGATCTTGGAGTTGTTCGGGCCCTGGGCAGAAAAGGTGCCGGTCTTGCGGATGCTCGGCAGGACCTGGCTCACAACCCACTCTTCAAACTTCTCGGCGGCCGGCAGCTTGGACTTCATCACCAGTCGGTACAGGTCGCGCTCCGGGATAATGGTCATGAAACCACCACCCTGTTTCGGGGTAGTGGTCGCAGCCTTGCAGTGCCGGGCGACGGCGTTCTCCGGCTTGGAGTAACCCAGGGCATCGGCGACGTCGCGCGCGATAAACCATGGATCGCCGAGCTTGTCGGTGATTACCCGGATCGCGGCGCCGTCGAAGTCGAACGGAATCACTGAAGAATTACGCGCCACGTTTTCAGATTGCGAAAAACGTGGCGCGGGAATGCTGGCGATATTGATATGTGGCTGGGTTTGCATATAATCGGCCTCACAAAGTGTTATCGAATCAGCCACCCTCGTCCGGTGGCTTTTTTTGCCTGGGTTTTCGGGGGCTCTCATTTACTAGTGGTCCGGTAAAACCCCTGATTTGAATGTCGCTTTCGGCTCAAGCTGAAAATCGTTTTAAAACGCGCCCCGCGTCATGCCAAAAACCCGCGCATGCGCGGGAACTCAGGAAACAGATTTCAGGTTCCGCTGGGTCGAAGCGAGCAACCGCTCTGCCCTGCGCCCCAACTCCCCCGCCTTCGCTTCAACCTGGCGGCACTGCTTGGCGAACGCAGGCAAGTGCGGCAGGTCCTGCTCGCACATCACCTGGTCGTCAAACACTTCGCTACCGGTATCGATCACGTCGCCCAGGGCGCGGATCAGTGCGCCGAAACTTTTGTTCGCGCATTGATCGCTGGTCATCTGGCGGGCGCCGGTCAGGCCATGACGGCTCGCCAGCTCGTTGATGCAGTGGTCGCGGAATTCAGGCTCAAGGGCGTTCACCCACGACTCTTCAAGCCAGGAAGGCATTTCCTGATCGCCCGACAGCCAGCGCTGTACGCGCTTGAGCCAGCGGCCGGTTGCCTTCACAAACTCGGACACATCGTTCTGGGTGGTCAGCGCGGCGAAGTCCGGCACCTCTTTGGCGATCGCCTTCTCCGGGCACGACAGGTGCAGCTCACGGCTCAGTGACTGGGCAAAGTCGTCTTGGCTCAGGCTGGTGCGCGCGATCTGGTTTGCAGCATGGGCGACCAGCACCTGATCACGGGTTTGTACGATGTGTCTGGAACTGGACGTTTTCATGGAGACTGCTCTCTTCTAATCTGGCTTCAATGGAACGGTGGACAGGAATGTCAGGCGGCGCCGCGCAGTACTTTGTGTGCTAGATCGAGAAGATCGGGGCGCAGACCTGCAATGGTGATCTCACCGCCAGATGCGTCCTGAAGGCGTTCCGCCAGATCGGCAGAGGCCTTTCGGTGGCCACCTGCCAACTGCCAGAGGTGTCCTACCGTCGTCGTAGCAGCGGCAGCCACCGACTGGCGCCGTTCGTTTGAAGCGCTGGCGAGCCAGTCACGCAGATGGTCATTCATGGGATCTCTCCTTAAACATAGGAGAAATTTAGCTTATGGCTAATATCGTAGCAAGGAATATTTAGCTTTGGGCACATTTAGCATTGAGCTAAACGCTGGCATTCTTGCCCGCATGGATATTTATGCGATTCGCAAGCAAAAACTGATCAGCCTTATAGGAACCCAGCGGAAAGGCGCGTGCGCCGAGCGCTGGGGGATGGCCCCTGCGCACCTGAGTCAGATTTTGTCGGACAAGACTGCGAAGAATCTGGGGGACGACGTAGCGCGGAGAATTGAGGCTACCGAGGGATTGCCTAGAGGCTGGTTTGACTCCATATCGCCCGGCGAGCCGATGAATCCAGACGACGGGCAAATTTCGGGTGCTCATTTAGGCGGGGCATCCGCACAGACCGCGGCGGACCAGATAAAGCAGATGCTCTCGAAGGTCAAAGGGTTAACGAGCACTGCTCGTGACCGGATCATCGCGGCGGCTGAGGAGACGAGCAACGTGATCACCGTCGACTTCTCTCGCCCCGGCCAAGTTGGTGATGAGGTTTGGATTGCCCACTACGACGTGCGCGCAGCGATGGGCGGCGGGCAGATCCCGCACGAATTCCCAGAGATGCTTCAGGACATACGGGTCAGCCCCAAGCACCTGCGCGAGATGGGCGTCACGTTCAAAGAGCACTTCCACCTCAAGATGATCACTGGGTGGGGTCAGTCGATGGCGCCGACGATCAAAGATCGCGACCCCCTGCTCGTGGACATCACGATCCGGGAGTTCACTGGAGACGGTATTTACCTCTTCTCCCACGACGAGATGCTGTACGTGAAGCGCCTGCAGAAGAAAGGCAAGGATCGCTTCAAGATGATCTCGGACAACAAGCACCATGACCCCGAGGACATCCGAGTGGATGACACCCACATCCTGGCTCGGGTGCTCTACGTGTGGAACGGACAGCCGGTATAACGCCATGGCTCTGACCAAACCAAACCAGCAGCTACGCCGCGACCTCAAGGCAATCGCCTTCAACCTTGAGCAGTCCTGTATCGACCTGGGAAAGCTGGGGGAAAACTCAGCGATGCCGACGCCATAGCCCTGATGGAGCTGGTGGGCACGCTCTATGAGGAAGCCGACAGGTTGGTGGGTTATGCCGAAGAAGTGAAGGCCAGCCGAATAAAGCGGGTCGCGGAATAGCACGGATGACTGCATGGCGAAATCAGAGCTTCTGGAGCAAGGTTGGGGTCATTGCTTGCCTGGCTTTCCTTATGATGATTCCCGGCTACTCCGACGCGGCCGGGCTTAGCTGGGGCTCATCAGGCCGCAAGCGAGTGTTCAGCCCGGGCTTCCTAATTCTCTGCGTCTTTGTGGCTGTGATTGAGCTGATAGCTCTTAGCCATTACTATGATTCCTACAGTTGAGATCACAGCCCTAGATTAGTCGCAGCTGAACAGCTAATGAGGAGTTTTGAATGAGCATGGATAGCATTAGACCCAGCGGATGCCGCGCTGGGCAACTTGCCTCTAAACGCATCATCAGCTGTCCTCGCCCAGCTATGATACAGGCGACTCAGCCTAGTCTTAACGCCGTACAAATGAGGGGCTCACTTGAGCTCTTCTAACACATAAGAACCTTGAACTTACATAAATGGAATTATAATGAGCCTCTTACTTCAAACCAACTTAAAAGGCCGTCTTAGAAACACATCACTACCAAAAAGCCACGGCCTTCTTCCGGTTTTTGAGGCCATTGTAAACTCTATCCACTCGATAGAAGAGAAAGACAATCTTGATACGGGGCGAATTATTCTAGAGATAAATCGCTCCCAACAATCAGCTCTAGATATAGAGGCTGGGCTGGAGCCAATAGTTGGATTCACGATTTCTGACAATGGCTGTGGATTCAATGATACAAATTTTAACTCCTTCCAAACCCTCGACTCTGATCATAAAATAGACAAGGGTTGTCGCGGCGTCGGAAGGCTGATGTGGCTCAAAGCTTTTGACAGGGCTGACGTTGAAAGTTTTTACTATGATGGTGAAAAGTTACAATTTCGCTCATTCAGTCTAGACGAATCTAATGGAGTGAATAACCTATCTCAACTTCCTAGAGAGGGTACTGGAAGTGGCTCAAGGATAAAACTTTCTGGATTTAACGAAAGTTATCGGGACTCAACACCAAAGACCGCAGCGGTAATCGCCAACCAATTACTGGAACACTGCCTCTGGTATTTCGTGCGCCCTGATGGGGCACCAAGAATTTTAGTCAAGGATGGCCAAGATACTATTGATGTGTACAGCCTATATGACACTAATATGATGTCGGCTGCCACTCATGAGAGAATTGAAATTCTCGGCATTTATTTCGAACTAACACACATAAAATTTAGATACTCAACATCTAGAAAACACCAGATAGCTCTTTGTGCAGCAAATCGCCTGGCCAAAGAAGAAGGCATCCAGGGGAAAATTCCTGGCCTAACTGGAAAGTTGACAGACTCAACGGGGGATTTTATTTACAGCTGTTATGTTTCATCAACTTATTTAGACGAAAATGTAAGAAGCGAAAGAACATCCTTTAATATCGCCGAAGACTTCAATGGGATTTTTTCGCAAACTGAAATAAGCTTGCGAATGATACGCGATAGAGTTTTAGACAGAGCCAAACTGTATCTTGAAACTTACTTAAGAGATAGCATTGAAGCTGGTAACAGAAGAATTGCATCATTTATAGATAATCAAGCGCCGCGCTACAGATTCATTACTCGTTACGCCTCACAAGAAGACCTTATAGTATCTCCAGACATTACCGATAAAGATCTAGACCTGCACCTTCATGAAATATGGTATGACATCGAAAGGCAGCTTGTAAGTGAAGGCCACGACATTATGTCTCCAGCTAAAAGCGAATCACTTGTAGATTACAAGGAGCGGCTAAACAATTACGTGAGCAAAGCGGAAGACATTAAAAAATCCGACCTAGCTAATTACGTTTCTCACCGTAAAGCAATCATAGATATTTTAGAGCAATCAATAGTTCGCCTAGATGATGGAAAGTATGCCAGAGAAGATACAATACACGAGCTAATTTTCCCTATGGGTAAAGACTCAGACTCTGTAATGGCTGACGGAAGCAACTTGTGGTTATTAGATGAGCGCTTATCGTTCCATGCATACTTAGCATCAGACAAGACGCTAAATTCAATGCCTATAACCAATAGCGTATCAACAAAAGAGCCAGATATCTTGAGCCTCAGGATTTTTGACAATCCTATCCTTGTAAATGATGGAGGCTCTTTCCCTATGGCCTCTCTCACTATCGTCGAAATCAAGCGCCCCATGCGAGACGACATGAAAGAAGGAGAAGATAAAGATCCGATAGATCAGGCTCTAGGTTATCTAGATCGCATCAGGGAAGGTGGAATCATGACCAAGACTGGTAGACCGATCCCCGGAAACAAAGAAATCCCTGGTTATGTTTATGTAGTATGTGATCTCACACCGACTATGAAAAAGCGTTGCAGGCGAGCGAATTTAAGAATCACATCTGATGGCCTAGGTTACTTTGGCTACAACGAGCCAAGCCATGCTTACGTTGAAGTAATATCATTTGACCAACTTGTAAAATCAGCAAAAGAAAGAAATCGTTCCTTCTTCGATAAACTTGGCTTTCCTACTCACTAGAAATCAGAGCCGTGCCTTATAATTTTTTTGGGTACGGCTCACCAACAATGGTGTAAAGAGGCTTTAAACTTTCACCAAATTGCAACAACTCTTCAGCCTTATCTCTATCTGTAGTTACGTGCTCTCCTAGATAAAACCATGACCAAGCAACTGGCCTGAGTAATATCCCATCACAAAGGCTCGTCTCTTCTAATGTAATTTGGTACCCGCATGCAATACCGTAGATGCCCGTCCGATTAATATCATTTTCAACAATGACAACGTCCTCGAATACACTCCTGTTTTTCATATAACCCCCCGCGGCAAGCATATACTGTTCATTTGTACAGTATAAAATCAAAAATCGCAACGAGAAGCACATTGAAACGGGCACCCGTTCGAGGATGAGGATCAGCGAGACCTAGGAAGCTAGCGCTACCGCGTGGCTTCTTGTTTGCGCCCTTTCACACCCCTTTGACAGTCGAGCGCCTATGGTTGACCCAGCTCCTAGTGAACATCCCTTTAAGCCCGCTCCACCCCATCGCGGGCTTTTCTTTGTCTGCAATTTGCCCTGGGCGGCGGCACTTGCCTGATCTAAGCTCCTCACATCATCGAATCGAGACAAGCAATGCCCTTCCACGAAACTCCCTCGTCTGAATCAACAGATAAGCCCGGCCCAGCGTCGGGCTTCTTGTTTCTAGCAAGCGCCCTACTCTGCTATCGTTGCGCCCTCTGATCGCAATGGAAGCATCGAAGAATGGACTCATGGAAGACACTGGCGATCGCCCTACTGGCATCTGTCAGCACTCAGGCCGTATCAGGTGATGGCGCCAACCCTATCGCTGCCGCGATATTTCTCACAATTTCCGCGCCAACCATTTTAATTGGGGCGACCACATCCCTCACGACCGAGCCGCCTGAGATTTTCAAGTCAGCCAAGACTGACGCTCTGGCCTTCATCGGTTCGGACGGGGAGATTCGCGGCGCGGAGTTTGAGCAGGCGTCCAGATACTACCAGTCGACCTATCCTTCTCCGCTCATGTCAGACATGCAACTGGCCCAATCGATAGCAACTTCATTCTGATACCGACCTTCACGCTGGCTTCGAGCCCGAGCTTCCTGTTTCTGCGTTTTTCAGTTCTGCGACCCTTCTCCATCGGAAATCCATGCTCTTAGGCATGCACAAAAAAATCACGCCACCTCAACGGTTTTATGACAAAGCCTGAACTAGAGTGATGTCTAAATGAGATCAGTTGCTCTGGTTTGATGTCTTGCCGGAGGCTGCGCTAACCCAATTTTCGGGCGGCTTGAAGCTCTAGGCTTCTTGGTCGATAGCCTGGAATAACAGCGGTGCCTACCTGTCTAAGAGAGATAAAAAATGAACGTCAGGACTATGAACCTTGCTCCAAGATCTGCCACCTTCTTCTCGCTCATTGTCCTGGTGGTTTTTGCCCTGGGCATTGTCGCCGTGATGCAAATGGGCAAGCTTCGAGAGTCGGAGCAAGATGTCGAAACTAATTGGATGGCGAGCATCCGTGAGATCGGCAAGATGCAGGCAGGCATCTTGCGCCTGCGTCTTGAAAGTATCCGCATCACCGTGACCACCGACGAACAACAGCGCCAAACCCGCATCGCCTCGTTGAGCGGCTACCGCAGCACGCTGCAGAACACCATCACCAATTACGAGCCCTTGGTTACCGGGCCGGCAGAGCATGAGCTCTACCAGCCAGTGGCAAGCGATGTGCAGCAGTATTTCAAGCTGCTGGATGAACTGGAGCCGTTGCTGCGAAGTGGTGACAACGCCGCAGCCATTACCCTGATCAATACCCGCATCAGCCCGATGACCAATGCTCTGCAGGACAAGCTTACAAAGCTCTCGGACTTTAACGATGAGGGCGCCAAGCGTTCAGGTCTGGATGCTGCCGCGACATACAGCAATGGCGTGACGCTGGTGATCGGCCTACTGGTGGTGACCGTCATACTCACGGTGGTGCTGGCTGCTGTGCTGACCCGCAGCATTACGGCGCCCATTAGCGAGGCCCTGGCCGTGGCCGAGCGCATCGCCGGCAGCGACCTGTCCCGGGAGATCGGGATTAGTGGCCGCGATGAAGCCGGCCGCCTGCTGGCCGCCCTGGCGAAGATGCAGAGTAACCTGCGGGAAACCATCGCCAGCATCGCCGATTCCTCCACCCAACTGGCATCGGCATCGGAAGAAATGACCGCGGTGACCGAAGACGCCAGCCGCGGACTAGTGCGGCAGAATGATGAGGTTAATCAGGCCGCCACCGCGGTGACCGAAATGAGCGCTGCGGTGGACGAGGTGGCGCGCAATGCCGAAGCCGCCGCGCAATCTTCTCGCGAGTCGATGGAATTCACCCGCTCGGGTATCGAGAATGTGGCACAGACCCTAAAAGCCATCGAAAGCCTGGCCAGCAACGTGGCCAGTACTGGTGAGCAGGTCAAGGCCTTGTCCGGCAGGGCCCAGGACATCAGCAAAGTGGTCGAGGTGATTCGCGCGATTGCCGAGCAGACCAACCTGCTGGCGCTGAACGCGGCCATTGAAGCCGCCCGCGCCGGCGAGCAAGGCCGTGGCTTTGCGGTGGTGGCCGATGAAGTGCGGGCCCTGGCCCACCGCACCCAGCAGTCGACCCAGGAAATCGAACAGATGATCAGCGCGATTCAAGCCGACTCGACGCAGGCGGTGAGCGCCATGAACGTCAGCGCCCAGATGGCCAACAGCTCAATCTCGGTGGCGCAGAACGCCGACCTTTCGCTCAAGCAGATCGCCGAGACCATCACCCAGATCAACGAGCGCAACCTGCTGATCGCCACCGCCTCCGAAGAGCAGGCGCAGGTGGCCCGCGAGGCCGACCAGAACCTGACCAGCATCCGCGAACTGTCGGTCCAGAGCTCGGCGGGCGCAAGTCAGACCGCCAGCGCCTGCGGTGAGATGGCCAACCTGGCGATTGAACTGAATCGCCTGGTGGCGCGTTTCAAGGTCTGACATAAGCCGTTGTCCTGGGCTGTGTTTGCCGTAGCGTATCCATTGAGATGGCTTTCTGCTTTAGCGACATCCTTTTCACCTGGCATTTACACGACAGGGTGCAAAGTAGCCCTACTCATTTGAAGAATTCCCTTTTGGTCCGCCCACAAGCGGGCTTTTTTTTGCCTGAACTTCCAATCTCTCTGAGGTCGGGCTGGCTTTGCAGCCACCCAGAAGTTCGTCATGTAGCCCGACGATAACCGCAAATTCGGCGCTCTGCAGGTTAAAAAATGGCGGGATCAGGTGCTGCTTTCGAATTCACCAATCGTCGATGCCTTACACCCATCACTGCCAAACACGTACATACATTTCCCTTGTATTTGATAGCTTAAAGCCATCAAGCGTCATGCCTTATGCGCAGAGCAGCCCTAAAAAAGACGTGGACGTCTGGCAATCATCATTCATTGGTGAGTTGTTTCTATCAGGGAAGAGGATCTGAAATTGGTGACCGCCACCCAATCCTCCATAGCCAAATGCTCAGGAATCCACGCGAGCTTATGGCTGCCCCTGCCCGACCAAAGCGTTAAGCACTGGTGCCTCCCAGGAATCTGTTTGCGACCAAAAGTCGTTGCCCAGGAGCACTCTCAGGAAATGGACTCCGGAAACCATTCAATAGACGGGGCGGACTCCGAAAAGCCAAACGAGTAGGAACTTAAATATGGAGATTTATAGTATGTCAGCTCAAGAAAACCACGTTGGTGTTGGCGGATGGACTGCTTACCACGAACTGACCCCAAAGGACCATGCTGTATTCAAAGAGGCCTTGGAAGGCTTTGTGGGGGTGCAATACACCCCTGAGACGGTTTCGACTCAGGTCGTCGCCGGCACAAACTATCGCTATCACACGAAAGCACAGCAGCCTGGTTCGCCAGCAATCTGGGCAGCAATCGTGGAAATCTACGCCCCCCTCAAAGGTAAACCGCACATCACCCAGATCATCCGCATCTAAGCGCGTTTAACACCCTTCGGGTCGCGCTAGGATTGCGAGACTCGAAGGCTGATCGCCGCCCCGCCCCGCTTGTGCTGTCCCTGCTACGCTTCTGGCTTCTCCCTCCCCTGGAGCCGCAAGCATGCATACGCCCTACTCCCTCCCAGACACCCTTGAAAGAATCTACGAGAACCAGCTCGCCCTTGAGGCTGCGCTGATGGAGTTGACGTTGCTCGTCGAAAGCCAAGGCCATACGGATGCAGGCCAGAACGTCCGAGGCGCCCTGGAGGCGATTGGGGAGAACGCCGGGCATATCAAGTAGGGCCTGGCCAGACTGAAGGCGCAGGAGCCGGATTGACCACCCTACCCCGGCCCGCCCATACATTGTGCAGTGCTGCAAAGTAATGCTCCGGCGTGCTGCACAAGCCTTCTCCACTCATCACTTGTGATGAGGTCGGCTCGCTCCATGGCGTCAGCCCGCCTCAGCAATTCGAAGTATTTAACCTCTGCGTCCATTCGACTTCCAGCCAGTGCAGAAAGCTCGCGCCAGCCTGTGAGGGCCAGGCCCCGCTGTGCGTCTCTCATTGATAGCCCCTAATGATCATATTCGGGAGTATGGGCCGGGTTGCAGGGGTCGTTCAGTATGATGGAACTATGGGCGACCAATGGTGGCTGTCCGCCTCAGCGTACAAAATGGGACGATAGAGTTCCCACATCAAAAGTGATGGAGAGTCGCGAATGTTCAGTCACATCACCGTTGGAACAAACGATCTTGAACAGGCTGCCGCGTTTTATGACGCCATATTGATCCCTCTTGGGCTGTGCCGCCGGGTTGTAACCCCCGATGGAGGGCCTGCTTCCGCATGCTGGGTTAACCCCAACAGGCCCTTGCCTCGCTTTTATGTTTACTGCCCTTACGATCTCAAAGAGGCCGAGGCGGGAAATGGGAGCATGGTGGCTTTTTCCGCGCCACATGCAGACGCTGTGGATGAAGCCTACGCCGCAGGCCTTAGCAATGGCGGTGTTGATACAGGTTCACCAGGGCCACGCCCGCACTATGGGGACGGCTACTATGGCGCTTACCTGCGTGACCCGGATGGTAATAAAGTGCACATAGTCCATCGTGGCGATTTGCACTTGCCAGGGTAGATGCGACTCTCGGTGTTTGCTTGAAGCCCGGCCCAGCGGCGGGCTTCTTATATCTGCTCTTCCCTGCGCTTCACCTATCCTTTCGCACGAATATCTCAGCTCGCCTGCCGCGATGTCATCTCGCCTGCATGGTAGGATTCCAGATCAATTCACATGGAGGTTTCGATGCTCGGAAAAATACTGACTGCGCTTGGGGTTGCCGCCTTTGCTCTGGGGTTCTGGGAGGCTCAGAGCGCTTTCCCCGGCTCACACAAAGCGATTGAGGCTGGCTGGCTAATGATTGTTGGCCTGCCTCTATCCCTCATTGGGATATGGGTATGGCGTAAATCAATCAAGAAATGCCCGGCCTGTGCTGAGCGCATAAACAGAGACGCCAACATCTGCAAGCACTGCAAATCACCAGTGCCATAGCCCCAGACATGCAACCCAGGCCCGCCATTGAGCGGGCTTTTTATCGTCTGCGATTCGCTATCCGCGCAGCAGCCACTGTTCCGGCTTAGCCACGAATCCCTTTCGGGCAAACTCCTGCTTTAGCTCGCCCACCAGGGCGGCAATGGCGCGGCTCGAAGTCAGATGCTCAGTGGTCAGCCCTTCCGCAATGAAAGCGGCATGCCCCTTCTGTGATTGGTACAGACAGACAGTCATCCGCCCTTCCGGGTCGATGGAGCAAATGCACTTAAGTGGCAGGAATCCAGATTCAATAATGTGGCGAAGCTCAAGGCTGGAGATCATGATTGCACTTCCTTATGTCGTCCTTATAGCCAATCGATTTTTGTAGGAGTTAAAGGTTCAAACCCTTTCTCGAATGGCGGACCGCCGCGCCGGGCTTTTTATTTCCTGTCAGAAAGGCGCCGGCTCCTCTTCTAGCTCAAGCTCGTCCTCTACCCTGCCCGCCGTCTCCACTTCCTGCTGCTCCCACCTCACCGTCACGCTGCCGTCGTCATTGAGGGTCAGCTCCAGCTCGTCCGTATCGGCGATCACGCCCAGCACCTCTTCCCACTCCCTATCACCATCAGTGTCTAGGCGATGGATATTCACCCAGCGCTGAAGCTGCGCGATCGGGTGATTGATCATCTCTGAAACCCGCAGGCTTAGCCGCTCCATACCTGACATTGCCGGTATTTCTACTTCTTTTTGTTCGGGTGCCCCGCTCATCGTCCTCTCCTTTTGACTGTATATACGTACAGCATTCGGAAATCATAGCGCAGTGCTAAGCCCTACGTAAATACGCGAAGTTGCCCACGCAAAGTATCGCCCTCCCATCGAAGGAAATTTGTCGCCGGCTAAATTTATTTAGCTTTGAGCTATTGACGTAATTTTAGCCTGAAGCTAAATTAAACCCATCGCAGCGACACACAGCCACTGCGAAGGGCCTCACGGCCTGAACCGCTCTTTAACAGTCAGCGCAATACAGAAATACCAACAGACCGTATTGCCTCTACCGGCGACCGGCGATCAGACGGGTCAGATAGCCCGCCCACGACAGGAGAACCCTGTACGGCTGATCGAGAGCGAAATGCTCGAACCGCGCGAACGACCTGGCAAGCAATGCGCCCCGCGAATCCCAGCGGCAGAAGGGAGAGACACCGAATCGAATTAGCGGTCCCGATAGCCTCGGCTGGGATCGCCGGACCTCATGCACCCTGCCCCACTCAGCCGGGCACTCAGAGCTGTAGCGTGCATGTTGTAAGGACCTGTGATCCATGGCGAACAGATGCTGTTTGACGCTGTGAGGAGGAAGCTCGCCGCCCACACCGAAGACGAACGGCCAGCCCTGCAATCAGCAGCGGGCAACGGGCCACACCGCTGACGCAACAAACCCAGGCTGTCGCCAGTAGCGGGCCTGGGTGTTTTACCGGGCTTCAAACAGCGAGGTTACTGACGCAGGTAAGCAAACATGTGCTGTACATAATCGGCTTTCCCGAGAGGTACACCGTTATGGCGCAAGATGTTGTAAGCCGTGACCAGGTGAAAGTAGAACTGTGGAGTAGCCCAGTTCACAGCGTATTCGCTGCCGGTCATATCGAAGGCCATGCCATTTGGTAACTCAATAGTGATTTCACGCTCAGCCCCTTCCTCTATTTGAGCGCGGTCCGCTGAATCAAGAACAGCCAAAGTGCGTTCGATTAGCTCCTTCGCTGCCGCCAAGTTTTCCGGAGGAGTGAGCGAGCCAACCGGCCGCTGTGTAAGTCGCTGCACCGCCTCCTGGGCTTGAGTGCAAGCGTACTGAATTTGCCGGGCCAGATCGTGCATATCAGGTGCTAGTCGAGCGCCAAGCAGAATTTGCGGGTCATAACCGCGCTCCAGAGCGGCGGCCTCGCCCTTAGACAAAAGAGCCGATAACGCTCGTAGCATTTGCGCGAAACAGGGGATGGTAACTGAGTACACCGACATATCTTTTCCCTAAGTAGTCATTCATAGCGGACAAAAGGATCAGCCTTTCTCCCGAACAGCGGCTTGAATCCTAGCAGACTGTTGACCTTCTTCTGCCAACACTCCCGCAGCCGCCCTTCCCCCGCCTCTATTACGTCAGCACTCCTCCCCCGCGCCCATCGGCAACCAGCGGGAGGCATGGGTGTTGACGAATACAGGCGAACCAAGTCCACGGAGTCATTCATGAGCGAGCAAAGAAAGCCATATCCACGGTCGGCGGATAACGCTGACCAGATGAACTTACCCGAGGGCAAGACCTGCGGCGACTGCGTGCATTGTCGCCGCTGCACCGCGATGTTCGGCCACATCCCTGCTGATGAGGCTTGCGACTGGGGCCCGTCGCGCTTTTGTGAAGCCCTGCCAGCCACCGCGTAACCCAAAAAACTGGAGGTCGCCATGAGCGATTGGATCAAGTGCAGCGACAGGTTGCCGCCAGAAGGCGAGAAGCGCGATTACTTGTGCCTGTTCGAGTACGGCGAGATGCAGGTCACTGAGTGGCTGTACGACAAAACTCTCGGATGGTGCTTCTGGTACGGCGATCCAAGTCACTGGATGCCACTCCCACCCCTTCCCACTGAATAACGCCATCCTGGAGGTGACCATGCACCACAGCATCCAATCACGCCGCGACATAGTCGACGGCCTGCATCAGCGCTCCCGGATCGCCACCGCCGAATTCTACCGGCTGATTGGGCGGCCTGAGCCGGTGATCACCGTCCGAATGATGGTGAAGCCTGCAGGCCGCGACTTCTTTCATGTGGTGGACAGCCGGACCGGAAAGGTCATGGGGTTCCGCCGCAGCCACAACGAAGCCTGCGCCCTCGCTCGGCGCCTGGAGCGCCTATATGCCGACCAGTTACGCGGATAGCGCTCAGGCCAGGGAATCAGACAGGCGCTGGGATTTGCCGAACTTCAGCAAGAAGCAACACGTCGACCTGTTCCACGAGTACACGGCTGACAACCTGGCAGAGCGCGAGGCTCGGCGTATCAAAGAGCGAGCCAGTCTCAAGCAGCGTATCGGCGCCGCCATGGCGCAGATGGAGTTGATCTGCCCGCCAGCAGGAGGTGTCGAGTGAACGTTGTCCAGCGAGACCACCAGACCGCCGTGAATTGGATCGAGGGCGAGATCGACAACATGATTCGCGACCTGGGCAAGGCCAATGCCAGCGCGGCGGCAACATCATGCGTCACCTTGGCCTTCATGCTGCGGGTCATTGACGAAGCCGAGCATCGTTACTTCCGGGCACGCATCGACAAAATTTACGCCGACTACAACGCCTCTATCGTTTCTGCCGCCTGACGGCACCACATAACCCCACCACTTTCAATGCTGCGCCTGGCGCGGCGAGGGATCGTCATGTCCAAAAATACCAACCAAGCAATCGCACAAGAATCGCTCCAAGCGAGCGAAACCAAAGAATCCAAGAAGTCCATTGCCCCTGCTGTCGCCGTCACCGACATCGCGGAGTATCGGCCGCACGAGGAGCAAATCGTTCGCCTGGAAACAACTTACGCGAAGCTGGTCGTTGACTGCTCGACGAGCGAAGGCTTGGCGAGCGCGAAGGAAGTTCGCGTCGATATCCGCGATGTGCGCTACGCCCTGGATAAGACCACCAAAACCGCATTGGTGCCATATCAGCAAAAGGTCAAAGAAGCTCAGGCTCGCGTCAATCAAGTCAAGGAGTTCGGTGAAACGCTCAAGACTCGTGTGCTGGCAATTGAAGAGCCTGTAGATGAAGCGATCAAGGCAGAAGAAAAGCGTATAGCTGATGCCAAGGCAGAGCGCGAGCGTGTCGAGGCTGAGCGTGTCGAAGCCATCCGGGCAAAAATTACTCGTTTCAGTTCTGTCGCTGCCGCCTATGCGAGCCGCAGCGCCGCAGACGTCTCCAGCATTCTGCTCGGCGTCAAAGAGTCGGTGATCTTGCCCGAAGAGTATGGCGAATTTGAAGCCGAAGGCACCATTACTCGCGACAACGCCATTGAGCAACTGGAAGCGCTGCTCAAGTCTGCCGTTGAGCGAGAAGAGGCTGCTGCCAAGTTGCTGGCCCAGCAGAAAGAACTGGATGAATTGCGCGAGAAACAACGCATCGCCGACGCCGAAGCCGAGGAGCTACGCAAGCAGCGAGCAGAGGAAGACCGCAAGCGGTTGAAGCAGCAGCAGGACGAACTGGACCAGCAGCGCCGCGACATGGAGGCACAGCAACGCCAGCAGCGTGAACAGCAGGAAGAGCAACAACGCCAGCAGCGCGAGCGTGACGCCCAGTATCAGCGGGATCAGGAAGAACTGGCCCGCCTGCGTGCCCAAGCTGCTGCTCCTGTGCCAGCCGCAGCCACCTCAGCCGTCTTGATCGAAGAAAAGGCCGAGCCCGCACCTCTTGTCATAAAGGCTCCAGCGACCGAAGCCATTGACGCTGACACGACAACGCCGCCGGCTGACGACATTGTTGAAGTTGTCGCCCTGGGCTTCGACGTGGATCTCGACATTGCTCGCGCCTGGCTTCGCGCCACCAGCTTCTAACCACCCTTTCCATCTCACGGCCAACACACCTCGTGTTGGTCACGGAGAGCGCTATGACCGATACAGACACCCAAGCACAAACAGGCCTCGCGACCTATCACGACCCTTCGCACAACGCGGCAGCGCTCATTCTTGACCCGGGCACCATGCGTTCAATGAGCGACCTCGCGCTGATGATGTCGAAGGGCGTAACCACCGTCCCGAAACATCTCAAGGGCAATCAAGCAGACTGCATGGCGGTGGTGCTTCAAGCAATGCAGTGGCAAATGAATCCCTTCGCCGTGGCACAGAAGACATTCATCGTCAACGGCGGCGCATTGAGCTACGAGGCGCAGCTCGTCAACGCTGTGATTACCGCCAAGGCGCCAGTCAAAGGTCGATTGAACTTTGAATGGTTCGGCGCTTGGGAAAACGTCATCGGGAAGATGCGCGAAGTTACCAGTAAGACCAAGAAGGACGAGGACACTGGCGAGTTTAAAAAATATCGCGTTCCTGCCTGGAGCTTTGACGACGAAAAAGGGCTCGGCATCAAGGTTTGGGCGACCTTCCGGGGCGAAGACGAGCCGCGCGTTCTGGAACTTCTACTGACCCAGGTCCGCACGCGCAACTCAACGCTTTGGGCGGAAGACCCCAAACAACAGATCGCCTACTTGGTGACCAAAAAATGGGCTCGCCTCTTCTGTCCTGACGTGATCCTTGGCGTTTATACGCCCGATGAATTCGAGGATTCATACGGCGGCGAGATTGATATCACTCCCACCAAACAAGCCGCAAACATCGCTGCCGCTACTGGCGTTTCGTTCGGCCCCAAATCCCCATCACCGGAAATAGACGGCGTATTCGCAGACCTCCTGGTCGTTGCAAGGCAACAGGACATCGACGCCTACGCGGCCGCCTGGGCAGGTCTCAAGCCGAAGCAGCGCGCAGCGATCGGCTTGGAATGCCACGAAGCCCTAAAAGGCTTGGCGGCTACCGTCGATGCCGACTTTACCGATATAACCGGCCCCAACGGCGACCAGTCCCATTCAGAGGAGGCTGCGTAGTGAGGGCGGAGCTTCAGGGCACAGAAAAGTGGCATGCGGACCGATCTGGGCGCGTGACAGCCAGCCGCTTTAAAGACGTGATGGCCTGGGGGAAGCCTGACAAAAATGGTAAGCGCGAGCCTATGGGCGCCCGCACCTCGTACATGCGTGAGCTGTGCTTCGAGCGGCTGGCAAAGAAGTCCAAGCACAACGTCAGCAGCGCCTCTTTAAAGTGGGGTCACACCGAAGAACAAAAGGCTCAAGACGCCTACGAGATACTGACGGGCAACATCGTCATACCGTCAGAGTTCATCGTCCACCCGAAGTACGACTGGCTTGGATGTTCGCCAGACGGCCTTATCAACGATGACGGGGGCACCGAATCGAAGTGCCCCTTCAACGAAGCGATACACGTCAGAACTTGGCTCGAGGGCATGCCCGAGGAACACATGCCGCAGGTCCAAGGCTGCATGTTCGTTACGGGTCGAAAATGGTGGGACTTCCTGTCCTTTGATTCTCGCCAAGATGAAGAGTGTCAGCTCTATATCGAGACGATTTACCGCGACGAAGACTACATCGCCAACCTGCACAAAGAGCTGGTCCAGTTCAACTTGGAACTGAATCGCATGGTTGATGAGGTAGCGGACAAAGCTCGGGCGCAAGCCCATCGCCTAGGAGCCTGATAATGATCAGCAACCTAAAATCAGACATCGAATTTCGGCGTGCGAAAGCCCTGGAGCTTTCCTTTCAGGTCCAGCAACACCTGGCAGCAGGTGGGAAATACACCATCGGTAAAAGCCCGGTGATTAATCCAGATCCCGCCAAGCGTTCGGAAAAGATTGACCCCGAAACCATCCTGAAGCGCCGCAAGCCCCCTATTTCAAGGGCCGAGCGTAATGCGCTGCGCAAACTCGCGGAGGCATTATGAGCAAGCGCAAGGCACACAACCTCCAGGCGCGCATCGCCCGGTCGTGCCGCTCACTGCTGGCCTCCAACCACGTCGCGGTGGTCAACATCGAACCCAGCGGTCGCCAGGGCATGATCAATTACAAGTCGCTGAAGAACATCGCGCCGGGGAAGATTGGCCAGGCCGTCTGCGGCATTCCCCACCGGTGGACGATCTACCTCAGCGCCCTCTGCATCGACGCTCGAGGTGACCGCTACAGCAAGTCAGTAGAGGTAGCGCCCGATGGCGTCTACCTATCCGACCACCTGGAAGACGTGATCGAGCATTGCTACAAGAAGCTGCGAGACGAGGCCAACCAAAGCCAGATGGTGGCTTCGGGCTGGATCGCGATTCCCGAAGCGATTTCGCTGGACGAGGCGCACGCCGCGCGAATCTTCGAAGCGGTCGGGGCCTGGCGCCAGGTGAAGGTCGATTCATGCGCCGCATAGCCCGCATCCAGCAACGCAAACGTCAAACCTGGCTAGCACTGCCGGCCAGCGGAATAGAAGAGGTAGGCCATGGCGGTGACCCAGGAAGAACGAACAGCCAGGCTGGCCGAGAAGCGGCAGGAGCTGGGCGAGCAGGCGATGCGGCATACGACGCCTTGCGGCACCCGACAGATGCTCGACGAGTTGATGCTCTGGCGTGAGATCAAGGAGGTCGGCGAGGCAGTGCAACTGCTGGTGCGCAATGCCAAGGCAGAAGATCTGCCGCCAGCAGCACCCAAGGTAAAAGGGCCGTCCGACATAATCCGTCACTACTTCCGCCAGGGAATGCGTGACCGGCTGGCAGAGCTCACCGCGGAACTGGGCGAGACAAAAGACCGAACAACCATCTGGCGACTGATCGCATATGCCCACTCGTTGGGTGCGGAGAATTCCGCCCCTCTATTCGAAATTAAGCCCCACGTTTACAGGATAACTGAAAACGTGGCGCGCAAATTACGGCAAGCAGGTTTCGCCGAATCGCTCCAAATGAACGCCGACGACGACGGCGACGAATAACCCACCCTACTCGCTGCATCCGGTAACGCGGATGGCGGCGCCTGACTGGAGATAATCCATGAGCAACTACATGTACAAGACGACCGCCCCTGCCGTGGTCGCAGCCGTCATCGCCTGGGATGCCAAGCGCTCAGCCTGGAATACACAGCGCGCCAAGCTGGGCCAGGTGTTCGGCGGAGAAACATCTCCGATGCGCTCGGGCAGCCGCAGTTATGTCGGCGGAGTGAAACTCAGTGCAAGCCGGGATCTTGACGTGCATTGGTGTCGCCCCGACCAGTACGGCTACCGCGCGCTTCGCTCCAGCGCCAAGCACGCGAAAGGGGCGCCAAAAGAAGCGCGCGCCGCTCAGGTCGTCGAGCATGAGCGCCTGTCGGCACTTTGGAAGGAGCATTGCCCGGCCAGTATCGACATGGACGATGCCTGGAAGGCGATCGGCCTGAACCCGGGCGCACTGTGGATGTGCGGCGGTGTGTTCTTCGAGCTGGATGGAATCGTGTACCTGAATCTCGGCCTCCGACTTGAGGATGGAAACGAGAACATCGAGGGCGCCGCCGAGATCCTCGGCAGCGAGTTTGAAGCGGCTCGCCAGACTGTCCTGGGACAACTCAAGGCGGCGTAGTTACTCGGGAAAAACTTCAGCAGTAGGCAATACACCTGCAACGGCCTGACACTTCAAATCAGCGCAGATAATCATACTAATCGGTTGGGAGGTTCGGGCTACATAGCGGTTATAAACGGCTGCGAATTCGATGCCCCCGCACTTTGGGCAGGTTGGCTTGAATTCGTCGTGCTGCATTTCTTCGATACCCATCTGCTTCTCTCCTTGATCCGGCTCCATGCCGGTCACCCGTAATACCCCATATCAACGAATCACGCCAGCCGGCGAGGATCCCCTATGTCCGCACAACAGAAGAAACACCCCTTCGATTTCAAAACTCAATACGGACTCGGCTTCAGCACTCAGGATGATGAGATTGTTGTCGACTTCTTCTGTGGTGGCGGCGGCGCCGGTACGGGGCTGGAGATGGGTCTTGGTCGCGCTGTAAACGTCGCCAAGAATCACAGCCCTCAAGCGATCAGCATGCACACCGTGAACCACCCAGGCGCGAAGCACTTCACCACCGACGTGTTCGATGGCGATCCTGACACCGAATGCGGCGGCAAGGCCGTGGGCTGGTTCCACATGTCACCGGACTGCACACACCACAGCCAGGCGGCCGGCGGCCAGCCGCGCAAGCGCGAGATACGCAACCTTTCGTGGATCGGCCTCAAGTGGGCAGGCATGAAGCGGCCCCGGGTGATCAGCCTGGAAAACGTGAAGCAAATTTTGCAGTGGGGCAGATTGATCGCCAAGCGCGACAAGGCCACCGGCCGCGTGGTGAAACTCAGCGGCGAAATTGCAGCACCTGGTGAAGTTGTGCCTGTGGGCCAGCAGTTCCTGATTCCAGACCCGAAGCAACGCGGACGCACCTGGCGCCGCTTCGTAGCCCTGCTGGAAAGCATGGGCTATGTCGTTGAGTGGAAGGTGATCAAGGCCTGCGACTTCGGCGCGCCAACCAGCCGGGAACGCCTGTTCATGATCGCCCGGTGCGACGGCCAACCGATCGTATGGCCGGAACCAACCCACGCCAAGAACCCCGCAAAGGGCCAGCAGAAGTGGAAAACCGCTGCTGACTGCATCGACTTCACTGACCTGGGCAAAAGCATATTCGGCCGCAAGAAAGACCTGGCCCCGGCCACCCTGCGGCGCGTTGCAAAGGGCATGAAGAAGTTCGTCATCGATAGCGCGGCGCCATTCATTGTGCCGATAGCCAACTGGTCGGGAGAGACAGTGCAGTCGGCCGGCGAGCCGCTGCGCACCATCACCTCCTACCCAAAGGGAGGAGCCTTCTCGGTGGTCAGTCCGATCATTGCCCCGGCAACACACCAGGGCAGCGACCGAATCAATGACCCGCTCGACCCGCTGCCTACGGTGACCTGCGCGAACCGTGGCGAGCTGACACTGATCAGCCCTGTGATGGTCGGCGCCGGCGGCCCGGTCTATGCCGGGCACCCGGTAGCAGTGGATAAACCTGTAGGCACGCTCATGACGCGCAGCCACCGCGCGATCGCAGCAGCTCACTTGGTGAAGTTTCGATTCAACGACGCGGGCAAGGCGCTGGACGAACCACTGCCGACCATAACCAGCGGCGGTAACTATCAGCGCCCGGCCGGTGCCGCTCACGCCATGGGCATCTCCACGGTGTTCATGGCCCAGATGAATGGCGGCTTCAACACCACCGACGCTAAGAGCATCGAAGACCCAATGACTACGGTGACCAACACCGGCAGCCAGCAGCAACTGGTGGCGGCGAACCTGGTGCACTTGCGGGGAAATTGTGATGCAAGGGACGTCAATGACCCGCTACACACCGTCAGCGCCGGCGGCCAGCACCACGGGCTGGTCAGCGCATTCATGGAGCGAGCATTCGGCGGCAGTGTGGGCCAGGGTCTGGAAGAGCCGGCGCCTACCATCAACGCCGGTGGCGGCGGCAAGAGCTCCCTGGTTTCGCTCACCCTGTCGCCAGAGCATGAAGCGGGCGCCCTGCGCGTTGCCGCCTTCCTGATCAGCTATTACGGCACCGAGAATACCAGCGCTTGTGACTCACCAGCACCGACCATCACCACCAAGGACCGTCTCGCAATGGTCACCGTAATGGTGAAAGGCACGCCATACGTGATCGTCGACATCTGCTTGCGGATGCTGAAACCGACCGAGCTGTACAAGGCTCAGGGCTTCCCGGCCGACTACATCATCAGCCACGGGGCCGACGGCAAGCCGTTCACCAAGACCCAGCAGGTGCATATGTGCGGCAACAGCGTCAGCCCGCCGCCGATGGCCGCGCTGGCCAGGGCCAACGACCCTTGGCGAGCCGAACAACGCCAAGCACGAGCCGCATAACTCCCCTACTCCACACCCCGGGCATGGCCCGGCAAGGACTCTCCGTGCCTAACAAAGTAGTGCTATCTAGTTTTCTCAGAAGATCGTCCAATCTCTTCTCGAGTAGGCATGGTCCAGTCGGAGGGCCGCCTGTCGTGGACAGACTCCTTCTTCGGATAGCCATCGATTCCAAAGCCGATCAGATAAATTGCAAACGCAACACCGGCCAAAACTGCCCTCCACGTAGGCGAGGCGTCTTTGGAGAACCCTCCAGGCCCGATCGAAACCCAGCCACCACGAAGATAAGCGAACACAGCTTGACCAAACCAGGCTTGCAGCATCAGCACGGTCCAGAAATTTCTCCAGTCCCCCACGAATCTTAAAGTCGCGCTCACCAGCGAGGCGGCAACCATCAACAGTAGTATCAAGTACCGGTAGCGTTTCAATAATCCCAGAACGCCATTTTCGATTTCCATTCAGTTAATTCCCTTACCTATCAGGAGGAGCCAGCGGCATGACGGTTGTGAATGCCCATGATCTGGTAACGAGGGAGAATGCCGCAGTACCAACATTTTTCAAGCTGATGTAAAAAGTACAGCTGCCATTTCAGAAATTCACTGGATTCCGACCAACACATGCAGATCATTCGTACTGGAACAGTTTTGACTGGCGAATACGCCGGTTGGACGATAGAAATTCAGGATGACCGCGCAGGTGAAACCGGAGGTTATTACCTGTTCCTGGTCCAGAACGAATCAAATGGTTTCGATTCTTGGTTTGAAATCATAGAGCAGCTGCAGCAACAAATTTCAGAACTCGACGTTCGCTGGAATTAGCGCCTCACTCTTTCGTTCCATCCCTCCCCCTCCCCCTTCAAAGTCAGCCGCTATAGCGGCAAGGAGAGGCTCTACGGCGCAAATTCACCCAGGCTTTCGCGAGCTGTTGGGATCGCGCACTCAAGCAACTCTAAAGGGACGTCCTGTTCGAAAAGGGTCACCTCAAAACGCAGCGTTTCGTCATTTCTGAATATCTCAAACACCATATCGTTGCCGCGCCAGCATTCAATCCCCAAGCCGTCATGCCCCTTGGTCACGCTTGAGGCAGTAAAAAACTTGTATTCAACTCCGTGTACGACCACGTCGCACCTCCCTATCTGAGGTGGCAACGATACCTCTCACCTCTACGAATTTGATAGCCGCTATAGCGGCAAGGACGAAGTCATGCCTGAAGAAATCAAACTGATCCAGCCTGCCCCTGTCGTTCGCGATGCCGAGGGCATGTTCTGGCACCCCGATCTGCCATCGTTCGAAGAGGGAGACGGAGAAAAGAGCAAGCAGTGGATCGCTGATCAGGGTCTGGCTGTTAAGACTGCGCGCATCGAGTACGCCGAAGAGGCGATCTCTGATCGTTATTTTGAATCGGGCGACCCTGATTGCAGTTACTGGGAACCGGCAAAGCCCGATGGTGACGGCTGGTTCTGCCTTTCGATTGGCGACACAGACGATGGCCCGGTCTGCTGGTGGGCGCGCCGGGAGGTGACGCCATGATCCCAGTAGCCGCCCTCCTATTCATGGCCTGGAATATCTACAAGTGGCCGAGGCCATGAAAGCCCGCACCGAAAAGAAGCTGAGCAAGCTCCTGGTGCGGCCCCATCCCTCGTTGTACCGACGCGCATGGATCGACAAGGACGAACCGTCCGAACTGGCTTATGAGCAAAACACGCGCGTGAGCAACGTGCCTTCAGTTGGCGGCGGCACGGACTACTGGGGCGACGGCCAGGATGCCTACACGGTCTGGGCTGACTGGAAATCGAACTGGCCGTGGCATGGCCCCTTTGAGGAATACCCGCACGGCCACCAGCTCGCGCGCTACCCCAACACCGCAGGGTTCAAACCGACTACCCGCAACCTGTTGAAGCTTGCCGCCGATTGCGAGCTGGCTTCGAAAGCAAAGCCCTAACCCCAATCCCCCTATATGCCTGCCGGTGAGCGGCGGGCGAGGTATTCCCATGTCAGAAGAAACTGAAGTGCTGTATGTCGTCCACGCCCAGGGCCCAGACGATCTGTACGCGGCCGCCAGCAAAGAGGAAGCCGACACGCTGGCTGCCAAGCAGAACGAACTGGTGCCGATGGCGAATTGCATTGTGATCGTCAGTCCGTGGGCTCCGGTCGAGCACTGGAAAACCCTCGCCGAGCAGAATGCGGAAGACGCAAAGTACCTGCGCAGCGGCTGGCAAGCAGACCTGAACCGGCTCAACGCTGCGAAAGCTGAAATCACCGCACTGAGCAAGAACGTGATCGACATGACCCGCGAGGACTTCGATGCAACGTTGAACAACCTTCGCAGGATGGGCGCCAGCATCGACGGCGACAACGCCTACAAGCGCGATCTGTGCGACTCGATTATCGGGGCCCTGGCCATGGGCGCCCAGAACACCAACGCGCCGCCGGCGGATCACTGGGGGCAGCGCTTCTGGGATATCGGCCGGGAGGAGCGTGCGATGCAGGAAGAGCTGCTCGAAAGCCTATCCAACTTGGTCGGCCTGGCGAAACTTGGCGCCGCCAGGCTCGACAAGTACCACGCAGCTCTGGCCCACGCTGAAGCAGTGCTCGCCAAAGCCACCCGCTAACCCACCTTCTACCGCTCAGCGCGGCAAGGACACCCCATGGAAATGCAAAACGAAACGCTTGCCGAGGAAGAGCTGGCAGCGATCACGGGCTACATGATCCCGTCCGGCCAGATCGCGTGGCTCAACCGGAATGGCTGGAAGTACGTACTGACCCGGGCAAGGCGCCCGGTAGTCGGCCGGGTCTACGCCCGCATGAAACTGGCGGGCGTGAAACCTTCAGCTGAAAACGTTGCGGCCGAAGCCTGGTCGCTGGATTTGTCACGGGTAGGATGAAGAGATGCGAGCAAAAAAGGCGGCAAACAGGGATCTGCCGCCGCGAATGATTCGGCGTGTGCGCACGCTGAAAGGCGGTAAAGAGTGGGTTGGGTACTACTACGACGGGAGGAATGAAGACGGGAAGCGGGTGGAAATACCGCTCGGGGGTGATTTGGATATCGCCAAGGCTGAATGGGCAAAGCTCGATTGCAAGCCAGTGCCAAAGAAGAACGCTCTGCTGGGCCAGGTATTCGACCGCTACGAGCGAGAGATCATCCCCAGCAAAGCGCCGAAGACGCAGAGCGATAACCTGCTGAGCCTGAAGCAATTGCGCAAAGCCTTCAGCGATGCGCCCATTGACGCGGTGAGGCCGCAGGTCATAGCCCAGTATCGGGACGGGCGGAGCGCCAAGGTGAGAGCCAACCGGGAGATCTCCCTGCTTTCGCACATCTATAACATCGCACGCGAGTGGGGGATCACCGATAGCAACCCGGCTGCCGGCGTGCGGAAGAACAAGGAAGTGCCGCGGGACTTTTACGCAACCGAGGAAATCTGGAGCGCCGTGTATGCGGTAGCGACCTCGGAGTTGCGCGACGCCATGGACCTGGCTTATTTGACTGGCCAGCGCCCGGCGGACGTGCTTTCGATGCGGGAAGCAGACGCGGTTAACGAGTTCCTGCAGGTTGCCCAGGGCAAAACTTCCAAAAAGCTACGAATCCGCCTGACTGCCGCCGGAATTTTGAATGACTTAGGCGCACTAGTGGAGCGGTTGATAGAGCAGAGGCGTTCCCGCGGCGTGCGGAGCCCGTACCTGATTGTCACGGAGGATGGGCGACAGGTGACCAAGCCGATGCTGCGATTGCGCTTTGACGACGCCAGGGACCGGGCGATAGCGACAGCCCGCGAGAAAGGAGACGGGATTCTTGCTGCGAGCATTCGTCAGTTCCAATTCCGCGATATCCGACCGAAAGCCGCCAGCGAGATCCTCGACCTGGGTGATGCCAGCCGCCTCCTGGGGCACACGGACAAGCGCATCACGGAGACGGTCTACAGACGCGTTGGCGAGATCGTGAAGCCGACTCGTTGATCTCAAATCTGGCTGAGTTGCGGAAACCGCCTGAAATGATGCGGAAACGATCAGATGTTTCACTATCAGCATTCCAGAACGCCAGAAACGCAAAAGCCCCGCATTGCGGGGCTTTCGTGTAAATCTTGGCGGGAAACCAGGGATTCGAACCCTGGGAACGCTATTAACGTTCGCCGGTTTTCAAGACCGGTGCATTCAACCACTCTGCCAATTTCCCTTTTGCATCACAGGATTATAGCAGCCCATCCTGTCTCAGCGGGCGCCATAATACCCGAATGAAACACACTGTCAAACTCTCGCCATCGCTTGTTACAGAGCGTCTGTTATGATCTTTGCGACTGAACGTTTCAAAACCGAAGGAGTGTCGCC